GGAACATTGACTACAAGTTTGTGGGGAACATACACGATGAAGTGCAAACGGAGGTTGCCGCAGAACAGGCAGAGAAGTTCGGCTACTTGGCTGTGGAGTGTCTCAAGGCAGCAGGAATCTACTACAAACTCCGATGTCCTCTTGACGGAGAGTACAAGGTCGGAACAACATGGGCGGAGACACACTGATGGAGCAGATGTGTTTTTTCGAACACGATGATTTAGGAGCAGGACACGGCAAGACTTGCTCTAAGTGCGAGCAGTACTTACCACTAGAGGCGTACAACATGGCGTCTGGTGGCAACTATCTAAGAGCCGAGTGCCGTAAGTGTAACAACGAGATGCAAAAGGTTCGAAAGAGGCTCAGAGAGAAACACGGGATGCCACAAGAGGGTTATCATTGCCCTATTTGTAAAGGATCAGAGGAGGACGTAAAAGGCACAGGAAACACAAAAAACGGTTCGTGGGTACTAGATCACGACCACGAAAATGAATCCTTCAGAGGATGGCTGTGCCACAAATGTAACAGAGCGCTAGGAGGGTTCAACGACAGCGTAGAAGTACTACAGGCCGCAATAACTTACTTAAACGGACAAAGCCATGAAATCAATATATAATCTAGTAGACGACATATACAAGGTAGTCTCTTCAAAAGACGTACCAGAGGGTGTTGATCTAGAAGCAGAGATAGACCGCTTCGGTGAAAGCTGTAAGCGACTGATGACTAACCTGTTCACAGAAGAACGTGACGGACGGAAGCTACGTATGTCCAACATCGGACGTAACGACAGGTTCCTCTGGAACGTAGTGAACAACCCGGACGTACAAGAGGAGATGACACCTAACACCTACGTCAAGTTCATGTACGGACACCTGATCGAAGAGATGCTTCTGTTCCTCACTAGGCTCTCTGGACACGAGGTTACTGATGAGCAGAAGAAGTGTGAAGTCAACGGAATCAAAGGTTCTATGGACTGCAAGATTGACGGTGTAGTTACTGACATCAAGAGCACTTCTACTTATGGCTTCAAGAAGTTTAAGGACGGGACACTGGCCTACGATGACCCCTTTGGTTACGTAGGACAGATCAAGGGTTACGCTCACGCCGAAGGTGAAACAAAGTTCGGGTGGCTAGCAATGGACAAACAGAACGGACACCTAACGTACCTGCTGTACGACTCAGAGGACACACAGGCACCTGTTCACGACTTAATCGGCTACGACATAGGAGAACGAATTGACCACATAAAAAAGCTAGTGGAGCAGCCTCACCCACCAAGCGTGTGCTACGAGCCTATCGACGATGGAAAGAGTGGAAACCAGAAACTCGCCGTAGGTTGCTCCTACTGTACTTACAAAACGGTATGCTGGCCTTCCGTAAGAGCCTTCGCGTACTCATCAGGGCCAAGATATTTAGTAGAGGTATTCAATGAGCCGAAAGTCCCGGAAATCCCGCTTAGGGAACTTTAGGTCTGAGTTTGAACAGAACGTCAACGCACAACTACAGCGAGAGGGTTTTACCTATGAGTCAGAAAAGTTTAGTTACCAAGTACCTAGAGTTTACACGCCGGACTTCCTACATCCTAACGGAGTACTTGTGGAGTGCAAAGGCTTCTTTAGAGAAGGAGACACACAAAAGTATAAGGCGATTAAGGACTGCCTACCGAGTTTCAATGAGTTAGTGTTCGTGCTTATGAAACCTAACCAGAAAGTACGCAAGGGTGCTAAACTAACAATGGCAGAATGGTGTGACAAACACGCAATAAAGTGGTATACTATAGATACTTTGGAGGAGTTGATTGAGTATGCTAACGCTAGAGGAAATTAAAGAGAGGATTCTAAAGGTGTATGACCCTGATGACCTTCTGGAAGGACTCCAGATCACAGCAGAAGAACTACTGGATAGGTTTGAAGATAAGTTAATCAACCGACTAGATCAATTTGAAGAAGACTTAATGGAGGAAGAGCATGAATACTAAATCTGATCGTAACACTTCTTTCCCACGCTCAATAGACGAAGCAACACCAGAAGAGTGGGACATAGTCTCTAGGCCACATCACTATAACACAGGCAACGTGGAGTGCATTGAGGCGATACAGGAGTCTATGGATAAGCCAGAGTTCAAGGGCTATCTCAAAGGCAACATATTTAAGTACGTGTGGCGCTATGAGTACAAGAACGGCGTAGAGGATCTTCGGAAAGCAAAGTGGTACCTTGAGCGTCTGATAGAGGCTAACTTATGAAAGTAGTGGAGGGAAAATTCGGTAAAGACAAAGAGGAGCCGATAAGCGCATCAGAGTTTTTGTCTCTCTTCGCAGTAAAAGCGATGCAGTACGAGGAAGAAGGCAAAGAAATTGACTGCGCAGTTATTATGTACGACAGAGGTGAGATGTTTGAGATAGCGTCTAGCCGACCTTATCCAGAAGGAGTACACTTCCTTCTATCAAAAGCCACAGCAGTGATACTGAGTGAAGACTAGGAGAACTAATGGACGCATACCAACAATACATACACAAGTCTCGTTACGCTAGGTACTTACCTACGGAGCAGCGCCGTGAGACTTGGGAAGAAACAGTCAACCGATACGTCAACTACTGGGTAGATCGTGCTGACCTGAATGACTTCGAAGTGTCAGAGATATTCAAATCAATACATGACCTAGACGTCATGCCTTCGATGCGAGCATTGATGACAGCAGGTGAAGCACTCGACCGTGACAACGTAGCTGGATTCAATTGTAGTTACTTACCGATAGATCACCCTAAGGCGTTTGACGAAATGATGTACGTCCTGATGTGCGGCACAGGCGTAGGGTTCAGTGTCGAGCGTCAGTACATTTCAAAACTACCAGAGATTGCGGAGGAGTTCCATGACACAGACAGTTGTATACACGTTTCGGACTCGAAGATTGGCTGGGCCAAAGCCTATAGGGAACTTATTGCCATGCTCTATAGTGGTCAGCTTCCAAAGTGGGACGTCTCTGGAGTACGACCTGCAGGTGCCACCCTCAGAACCTTTGGCGGCAGAGCGTCTGGGCCTGAGCCTCTTGAGGATCTGTTCCGATTTACCGTTGAAGTCTTTCGGGGCGCTGCTGGACGAAGGCTTAGTTCCATCGAATGTCACGATCTCTGCTGTAAGATTGCACAGATCGTTGTCGTTGGCGGTGTCCGAAGAAGTGCCCTTATCAGTCTGTCTAACCTTACAGATGATAGAATCAGACGATGCAAGTCAGGACAGTGGTGGGTAGATAATCCACAACGTGGTCTTGCAAACAACAGTGCTTGCTACACAGAGAAGCCTGACTTCCCAGCCTTTTTAGATGAGTGGAAAAGTTTATATGAGTCCTACTCAGGAGAACGAGGAATGTTCAGCAGGGTTGCTAGTCAAAAGCAAGCTGCAAGAAATGAGCGACGAGATGCTACCTATGATTTTGGAACTAATCCATGCTCGGAGATCATCCTCAGACCGTACCAGTTCTGTAATCTATCGGAAGTTGTTGTCAGGCCAACCGATAGTCTCGCAGACCTCAAACGAAAAGTACGTGTTGCGACTATCCTTGGAACTCTTCAGGCTACGCTGACAGACTTCCGGTACCTACGTAAGATATGGAAGACTAACACGGAAGAGGAGGCGTTACTCGGTGTGTCGTTGACAGGGATTATGGATCACCCACTGCTGTCAGGGAGAGAGGACAATGCGAAACTTAAGAAGTGGCTTACGGCGTTACGTGAGGAAGCTATCGCTACGAATAAAGTATGGTCTGATAGACTTGGGATTAATACTTCTGCTGCTATTACTGCTGTTAAGCCCTCCGGTACTGTCAGCCAGCTTGTGGATTCTGCTTCAGGGATTCACCCGCGATACGCACAACAGTACATTCGACGCGTGAGAGCTGACTCTCGTGACCCTCTGTGTAGCGTCCTAGAAGCCGCTGGAGTGCCCGTAGAGACCGATGTAACGTCACCTACTACCAAGGTATTCTCCTTCCCTATGAAGGCTCCTGACGGCGCTGTGACAGCCTCTGAGATGGGTGCTATGGAGCAACTAGAGCTATGGGAGATATATCAGGACTACTGGTGTGAGCACAAGCCTTCTATGACTTGCTACTACCGGGACAATGAGTTTCTTCAGGTGGGACAGTGGCTGTACAACAAGTTTGACAAGATCAGCGGTATCTCGTTCTTGCCTTACTCAGACCACACGTACCAACAGGCTCCTTATGAACCTATTGATATGGCTACGTACAAGAAACTAGTGAAGGACTTCCCGAAGGAAATATCGTGGGATATAGAAGAGGCCAGCGATATGACCGAGGGTAGTCAACAACTGGCCTGTACAGGTAACAACTGTGAGTTGTAACTTACTGGGAGCTTCGGCTCCCTTTTTCATCTCCTGTCAACATACCAGCACCAATCATACCCGCGCCTGTACTAACTTTCCTTTCTTGTCTCAGCAGGGCAGGATCAGGTGTAGCGTCTACTATGTTTTGCAAGCTCTGCGTCACGTTTTTCTTGTCTTTAGGCTGAGTATCCTTAATAGTTTCTTTGGTCTTTTTTACGTCAAAGTGCATCGGAGGAGTAACAGAGAGTGACCTGTTAGGCAAGGCATCCTCCAGCACTCTACCTACCGCCGGTATTTTCTCTAGAAAGTTATGTTCGTCCGAGATGACAGCCATTACCCTTCCGCTTGGACTAACCTTAGCTATAAAGTTTACTCCGCCCTCTGTTATAGCGTTTCCGGTAAAAGACCCTGTTACCCATATTCCGTTTTTACGTGCGTCCTCTAAAGTCTTAGACTTTGGGTGTAGCTTTAAATTACTTTCTTTTAAATGAGACCACGTTTCTTCAACCGTTGGTTTAGAGTTTTTCTTGTACAGACTGTTCATGGTAGAAAAGACTTTACTTTTCTGGAAGAAGTCTAACCTGTGTGATCCTGTTACCTGATCTCCAGAGCCGGGGTTTTTTATCCTTATATCTGCCGTAGGTGTTTCACTTATACTCCTGTCTTTTCTGTCCTTCCACACAGTCCTAACGTGTTGGTCTATGATGTCTAAATCTTTATCAGTAACAGGGGCTGCTCTTCCTGACCTCTCGTAAGTCCCTTGTAGTTTGTTGTCCTTTATGAGGCCTTTGTACGATCCTTCAGTGGCTTTTACAGGCTCTGTCAAGAAACTTCTGTTGACTATATCCTGAACATCTTGAGACTTCGCCCCGTCTCTTACAGACTGATACCCAATATTTTCTGTAGCCTGAACCTGTGCCACTGCTTTTGGGACAGCACGATTAGCGTTTGATTCTAACGCCTGACCTGCCTTATCTTGCATTGTTCCAGTTATCTGTTTATCCCTGTAGAGTGCTCTGGCACTAGGAGAAATAGTTTGCTCTATTCCTCGTTGTGAAGCATCAGCTAACCAGTTTACAAAAGAACCAGCCCTTTCCCTCATATCTGCCGATTGTTGTGCGTTTTCTAGGTTTCCTATCCTGCCCCCTACTTTAGGTAGCGTAGACAACGGCTTTTTATTGTTGACTATAAACTCGTCAAGCTTGGTAGGTACTGCTGTTTTTGACGGAACGTAGAAATTATCTATCCAGTTAGACGCAGCAGACACCGTGTTTCCTTTTAAACTGTCTGCGCCAGCTATCCTTCTGGCTCCTTTCACGCCTGATGTAAACAAACCACCGCCAATTAAATTTAGAGGGTCTGCAACCAAGTCAAGTATTGTGTTTCCAGCAGCGTACACTGGAACAGGCAAACCTTCAGGAGAGAACCACTCTGTCTCATTTCCACTAATAGCTTCTTTTAGTTTTCTCTGCGGATAAGACAAGGCGTTTAAAGCCGGAGTAACAACGTCAGTCTCCGGCATTGCTCCACGAGGGCTTACTCTTTTGGCTTCTTTCTCTTTTTTCTGCCCATATTTTTTACGTACACTATAGAGGTCACTCGCCATTTGTAGATTCTTCCTCGTACTCTCTAGCTTGGTTCATTAAGTCAACAATTACCAATCTATCTAAAGATAAAGCCTCAAGTCCAGCAGGGCTTGTTACTGCTTTCATTGTTTTGTCAATAGCAGACAGAAGTTCAGCGTAAGACTTTAACACCGTTGCCTTACCGTGTCGTCTAATCTGAGATGACAGGGCAGTACCTACAGCAACCCCAGCTATAGGGGCAGCTACAGCAGGAGAAACAAAGGAGGCACCAGTAGCAAGTACAGACAAAAGGGTTGTAGAAAGGCTAATACCTGTGTTGTCTTTTATTATCTGCATCGCCCTTGCCGGAGCGTTAGAGCCTTCCCTGTTTCTTTTGTTTACCATTCTATCTAAGGCTGTTAGAGACCTAAACTGTTGGTCTAACAGGTGGTGTACTTCGTCCCCTTTTGTATTAGCTTTTAGATAGTTGTTTAAAACATTACGAACTTCTTTTGCAGCCATTGCTTGATAAGTTGATACGTCAGCTTCTATTGTTCCTCCTGCTGAGTGTACAGCTTTATCAAACTTTCTACGGGCTTCTAAAATACCTTTTAAGTCGCCACCTTCGTCTTTAATAAGCTGTTGCGCTAGATTTATGTATTTTTTAATTTGACTTTGTGCCGCGTCTGAAGCCAGAGCTACTACGTCACTGCCCATGAAATCTTGCATAGCAAAAGCAAACTCTTCTGATAAATCCTCTATGTCTACCTTCTTGTTTTGAGATTTTACAAAGTTGTTTAGCTTAGTCGCTTGAGATTCTATGTGTTTTTGGATAACATTAAAATTATGAGTGATTGTTCCGTAAGGCTTAAGTCCGGGTATTGTTTGGAGCGCATCTATAACATCGTCCTCAAACGCATTAGGAATCCATGTTTTTGAGCGAAGAGGCCCACTTAGAACTACCTCGTCTGCTGTGCTAAATTTCTCAGGCTCTATCATGTTAGTAATCGCCTGTTTTTCTTTTGACAGTTTTGTTTTTACTCCTAATGCTCTCGCGTCTCTAATTTTCTTGTCTAAGTCTATTAGGTCTGGTCTAGGAGAAAACAAAGCAGCCAGATCAAAAGCAATGCCAAGCGTTCGTTCAGCTTCTGCTATTACTGTAGGGTACTGCTCTTTTAACTGCTGATACCCTTCGTAGGTATTCATGGCAGCCAGCAGACCCTGCTGACCAATAGGAGACTGAGACAGATAATCCCAAGCCGCGCCCAAACTTTCTCTAGCAAAGTCAGGTATTACAACCCCTAAAGCCTCACCAGTTAGTTCACCTCCAGTCCTAGCGGCCTGAGAAAGACCGATAGCTGCCTGCTGACCAATAGGAGCCTGAGACCCCCCAGCAAAACCGGGAGGCGCAGGGATAGCTGCTTCGGCTGTCCTTCGTTGAAACTCAGGGACAAACTTAGCAGCAGCGCCAGCAAAGTCAGCCTCACCAAACCTACGTGAAACGCCCTCAAGGTAAGTTTCTTCATCAGCAACAGAAGGAGGCGGTGGCGTGTCGTTAAGTGCTCTAAGCCTCTCTAGCCGCTGTACTTTGTAGTACCTGTCTAGAAGTTCTTGTTGATTAGACATATTAAAGACCTTATCGTTGTAAAGCTGCTTCTCGTTCCTTTAAGTAATCTTCCTGCTCTTCTACGGTCATATTCAAAAAATCTTCCGGAGAAAGAAGGCCTCCAGTTCCCGGAGCCGCTTTAGCAGGAACAATTACAGAAGGATAGAACGCTTGAGTAAGAGAAGCGTCGGCAGAGTCTCCCATCTTATTAAACACGTTAGTCCTCATGTCGTTGTACCCTTGGATCTTCCTAACGGCAGCGTTTCGGAACTCCGTAAGTATTCTTTTGAGGGATGAAGCGTCTACCCCTATATCTCCTCCGACAACTTGCAAGGTAAACGCCAAGTCCTTATCAGACAAACCAGTACCAGAACCTAAGTTTTTGATGTAGTCTGCAACGCGTTTACCTGACTCAGCAATGAACACCTCAGTGTCTGTTATCCTGCTTAAGTCGTCATACGGAATACCTAACTGATTAAACGCTTTTGCGGTTTTGAGACGAATCTCAGCGAGAGTGCCTGTGTACATATTATCAAGAGTGGGTAATACCCTATCTATGCTCATCACGCTTTCTGCTGACTGCTGTGCTTGAGTACTCAGTTCTATAAAATTTTCTGCTCCGAGGTCAGTTAATTTTTCTTGGAGTCCTTGAGCTATGTTTTCAACTCTCTGAACAGTAGGAGGCGCTTCTTTTAGGCCTAAGTCTCCGGGATTTACAAAAGCCTGTGAGTTTTCGTCCCAAACAGTACCAAATTTACTTTCGCGGTAAACCTGTACTTTGTCGTTAGAGTCCATCCAAGGTTTTAAATCGCCCTCTAACCCGCTTATGTACTTATTAAAAGCGTCATCAGAAACTTTTGACAACTCTAGCTCTTTAAACTGCGCTGGAGTAATCCCTGCTGTTTTTGCTATGCTCATTCTAACAGCCGCTGGCATCTTTTCTTTTATCTTGAACTCTTCACTTCTTAAGTCTTTGGCAACAGCATCCAATGTATCGTGAGATGTTGCTAGTCTAGCTCTTTTTGCTATCTCCGTGTAACCATTAGCTTCTGCTGATGCTGCTATAGCGTTTCTTCTGGCGTTTAGTTCCTCTTGTTCTTTTTGTCCTGCTGTTATTGCAGAACCAGCTTCAGCCATAGCTAACGCTTGCTCAGGAGAGCCAGCAGCAGCAGAAGCAGCCGCAGACCGTTGAAGCAGAGCAGGATCTTGAGTAGCGTACCCCTGAAGTCCTGTCTGAAGTGCAGCCTGTGCTGCCCTACGCTGTTGCTCTTCCCTAATATTTCCGGGAATCTGAGCCAAGCGTCCGCCTACGTTAGCAATCGCCTGTCCAGTGAGCATACCGTATTGAGGGTTAGCTAAAGCCCCTATTACTTGTGGTGAAAAACGTGGCATTAGTTATCTCCTTTAATTACAAACTGCTCAAAAAGTCAAACAGCCCTTCTACGCCAGTTGCTGCTATGTTTCCTAGCCCCTGAACAACGCCCGGTATTACTCCACCGACCAAGTTCGCCTGTCCTAGCTGTGCCGCCAAGTAAGCATCCAAAGCAGACATACCTGTCTCTCCGTAGAGACCAGCGCCCTGACGACGAGCAACGTCTGCGATAGACACGAACGGAGAAGCCGCTGACAACATTCCCAACGCTTGTTGCTCTGGCAGATAAGAAGCACCTAGAGCGCCTAATCCTAACTGCTGTTGCATCTGCTGTAGTCCCATTCCTGTCCCCGCCATTTGAGACATGAGACCAGCATACTGAGAGCCTAGCGCCGCTTGTTGTGCTTGTTCTGCCTGAGCCTGTTGTATTGACATCAGTGCTGCTTGGTTTTGTGCTTCAGTTTGTGCTTTTGATAGCGCAAGTTGTTCAGGCGTTCCTCCAAACTGAGCAGTCTGAACCCCTAGTCTTCCTTGAGACGCTAGACGCTCTTCTAAAGCCAAGCGTTGCCTCTGCTCTTCAGGACTCTGTAACGCCCTGATTTTGTCGTACATCATTGACTCTCTAGCGCCTGTAGGCAAGCTAGACTGGGCCATAAACTGAGCACCTAAGCCTCCAGCTAGTCCCTGTAGTTGACTCATTTGACCCAAACCGGGAACACCTTGAGTCAGATAATAGTTTGCTTGCTGACGTAAGGCTTCCTGTTGCGCTAGGGCGGCAGGAGACAAGCCTATGTTGAAGCCCCCTTCTGGAGTAGCCATGACTTGTCCCGATCCGCTTGTTACCGTAAACGGACGGAACGCAGTCATTCCGGGAAGTTGTGACGCTAGCTGACCTGCAGCAGTCATCGCTTGTTGACCTGTGGTTCCTATGCCTTGGTAGAGGTTACCTAAATCTACATCTGAACCAAAGATGTCTTTCATAAGACTAGAAATAAGACTCATAATGTTTTACCCATCAATGCTAATACGTTAATTTCCTGAATTGAAACCTCAGACCCGTTCATCTCAGTCTCTATACCTACGGTAATAATAGAACCACCGCTGGTTGCGTTAATAGACTTTCTGGTAATAGACGTACCACCAGAAAACTCAGCGATGTTAAACTCTGCGTCTTGGTTGTAGAACGCTATAGAGCTAGTGTCACCACCTAATGCAAACGAAGCTGACTTATAGTTCTCGTCTAAGTCATATGACCACTTAACGAATACCGTTTCTGTACCGCCGCCTACTATTGTTGGTCGTATCTTCTTTAAAAACTTTGTCTTAGACGGATCACCAAAAGTTAAACCGGGGCTAATGTACTTAAACCGATAGGTCTCGCCTTCGTCTAAGTAAGTGTCGTACTCACCTATACCTGACGTTGTTCCTGTGTACAAAGTTCCGTCTGTAGGCTTACGCTCCCATGCTTCAAACTTTGATCCGGGCCACACAGTAGTCCTAAAAGATCCGTTCTCTAGTCTACCCCGTAGGTCAAAACACAGCGTCGTGTTCTCAGCAGGAAACGTAATCAAGTAAAAAGAGTTTTCTGGGCTGTACACAGATGCAGTAGGCTGCGCTCTGTTAGCAATTAACAAAGTCAACTGACTCTGTATATTTCTGCTCAAGTCAGATATAGGCAAAGACTTCTCTTGTATCGCTCGTCCTAAACTGCGCAGTCCGTTTTCTGACATAAACAAAACGTCAGTGCCTATGTACTGCACAGAGTTTCTACAGATGCAGCCTAGTCCTGCAACAGTATCCGTAAGGGCCATAGTTGCTGGAGAGTTAGCACCGCCGTAAACAAGAATGCTGTGTCTACCAAAGATAATCAACGAGTTGTTGTGCGCTGCTAATGCACGTACTTCATCGAACCCGTCAGGCCACGCTTTCTCTACGTTAATAGAACCACTAGAACCACCTGTCCAGTCTGAGCCTATCAGCAAGTCAGACCAGTAAATGGTGTTGTTATCAGTAGCGGTGCCTACGCACCACAACCTACCAAAAGCTGCCAGCGCCTCGTGACAGTACTGA